CTTTGGCGCATTTCCTTCTTCTATTTTTGGTGCAGGCGTCTCCCGGAGGAAGTCCAAGAGAGCCTTCACGAGTTGATAAATCCAGTTCAAGGCTTCGGAGCTTCGGCTTCCTTGGCGTCCTTAGCCCAGATCAGTCCAATGCCAGCGGTGACCGCTGCAATGGTGGTAGTCAGGTCGAGGTTGGTCGAGGGGTCACCATCAAAGATAGCCTTCAAGGCCCCACCAACAGCGACGAGGATTGCACCGACACCTGCGAGAGTTGTTTTTGTGTTTTTCATTTGGATTTAAATAAGCGAAACGCTGCGTAACAGGCGCAAAGTAAGCCGATCACTGCCGTGATAAGCCTTACCCAGTCGGTGAGCTGTGGAATAAACGAAACAGCGGTGGCACCTGCGGCTGCTGCTAGGCTGAGTCCAGGGCTGGTGCTGCTGTTCGTTGGTTCCATTACTCGGGCTTGGGTTGAGCGGCTGCGAGGATTAAGTCTGCCAGAGGAACGCCTACCTTAGCGTTCTGATATCCACCGGCTTTGATGGCAATGTCGATGAGTTGGAGGAGGCTGTTGGCCTGCTCCTGGGTGAGTTCTATCTTGATCATACGACGGGAGCGTCAGCGATAACCACCGGCTCCGCAACCTTAACCGGAGGCGGCACCGGCACCCACGGCAACGGCAGCGTCACCACGGGCGGATTGATCTGATTCTCGATCTGCTGCGTCACGTTCGCCTCAATGGCGGTCTTATCGACACCGTTCTCGTAGCACCAACCAAGCACCTGCGATTGCGTCAGATCCTCGTAAGGCGTGAACTCACCAGACGGCGGAGCGAACGAGCAGGAGCCGTAGCAAGTGCCGCTGTATTGATCCTGAGCGCCGTTGCAACGCCAATCGGCGGTGATGACGACATCGGTGAGGGAGCCTTCGGCTTTGCGGACGAGAAGGCGTTCGATGATCCAAGAGATGGTAATCATGGTCGTATAGATTAGGCGGCTGCGATTGTGGTGATGGTGCCAGAAGATCCACGGAACTTCAACGCACCGGACTCGACGTAGAGTTGGCCCATACCAGCAGGAGAAGTGCTTGGAGCGGTAGCGTTTGCAAGACCGAGAACTTTAGCAGCAGAGGTTCCGAATGTGCTAACCCCCACGCCAACGTTGCCGGAGGAGTCGATCAACATTCTATCAGTTCCGCCGCTATTGAAACGGATGTTGCTGATCGACTGATCTATCGAACCGATGTAAAAATCATTGGAAGCATTGATTCCAAGCATCCTTGTTGCAGAACCACCGCTGGTCTTTCCGTAAAGATAAGCAGCGTTGTTGCTGATGTAGATGTTTCCAGCTACATCCAATTTCTGAGAAGGACTCGCAACTCCCACGCCCAACCCCGTAGAGTTGAGGGTCATTCGAGTGCCGCCTGCGCCGTCGTACCATGAGAATACGCCAAGCGGGGCAATGCGGTATTGAGCGAGACTGTTCGCGGCAAACTCAAGCGTGTTGGTCGTCGCCAACCACAGACCGTTCGTAGGAATCGTTCCACCAGTAACAATCAAACGAGCAGCCGTCAGATCGCCGGTTATGGTGGCGGAGCCAGCGGTAACGAGTCCGGTGACAGTCAATGCTCCACTCGCGGTAGGAGAGGATGAGAGGATGTTGTTTGCGCTGATACGTTTGGTCGTACCAGATGCCGCCATTGTCGTGTCAGAGACATCGACTACCGGAAACATATCGTTGACTGGATCAGCAGCCGTTAAGGCTGTTAGTGCTGTAATCTTTGAGTCTGCCATAGGTCAGTTGGATTGAATTGCGAGTTTCAAGAGGTCTTCCTGTTGCAGAAAACCAGAGTCTTCACGCAACAGATAATCGAAAGTGCCAAGTGTAATAACAAGCTTTGAGGTTCCATCTTCCTGCCACAGGAAGCCCTCGTCTTCCCGCAGAACGTCTCGACGCAGCACCGGCGCATCGGTGCCACCGGCTTGACCGGAGAACAACCGATTGAGTGCTATGCCGATTGAGATCATTAGCTGCGAGCTAGGAAAGCCACAACGCTACCGGATGAAATCTGGAATCCAGTGATGTTGCCCACTAGAGGGAATCCAGCCGGAATTGTCTTGGAGGTCCAAGTGCCAGATATTCCAAAGCCAGTGATGCTAGTAAACACCGTCGGCTCGGTAGGAATCAAGCCAGCCCAGTTGCCGGTCTGAGCGGCGGTGCTAGTGACCAGCGCAAAGCCCTCGCGGCCCATTGAATACTCGGTTGAGATGTCTGCTTGAACGGCCATAAAATTGTGTTTCGGTTAAAGGGAGGGTCACTAGCGTGTCCAGTGACCCTCCCAGTTTTGGTTGTTTAACCTTTGCGGATCTTCGGTGCAATGCTGCCCTGTATCCACAGGATCAGCTTTGAGCCCTCTGCAATCTTGGCAGTGTTAAAGTCGGTGCGCTGGGCGGCTGCATCGACTTCGGGACCGGCGACAATCTTTGATTTGCCTGCCTTGTCCACTGCAATGGTCGTGGCGATTCTCATGACTCAGCCTTAAGCGGTGACCAGAACTTCGGCCTGGGTCGTGTCCGCGGCCGCGGCGCCGAACATGATGTCGTAAGACGCCATGTGGCTGCGAGTCGCGCGGCTGTACCAGACGGAGAGCAGGCAGCTCAGGCCGTTTGCGGTGGTCACGGCGCGTTGCTCGAGGAACTCGCCGGCGATCATGCCGACCGGCAGGCCGGATGCGATGGCGATGGCATCAGGGCCGCAGACGAAGCCGGCGGTGTTGGTCTCGGCAGAGGTCCAGCGGTTATTCTCGGCGACCACGTCGAAGCCGAACCGGCCATTGGCCAGCAGCTCGAGGCGGCTGTCAGGGAAGGTGTTGCTCGCGGCAGAGAACTGGAGGCGCGCGATGTGGCCACCGTCCAGGATGAGGTTCTTGCTGCGGTAGTTCTTCGCCAGGGCGAGGATCGCAGGCAGATCCGAGGTGTCGAAGTTGGCCGCGGTGCCGATAACAGTCGCGGCGCCGTAGTTGCCCGAGACCATGAGGGCGGTCAGCACGTCGCTGATGCCGTAGGCAAACAGGTCGGCAGAACCGGCAGCCAGGTCGGACAGCATAAAGCCCTGGTTAAGTTCCTGCTGAGTGACCGTAAAGTTCTTGCTGATCTGGTTCACGGTGACCGCGGTGGCGGCCAGCGTCGAATCGTTGTTGGTTTCCCAGGACGTCGGGTTGGTCTGGGCAGCGGTGCCGGTGGTATATTTCTTCACCTGCACGGACGCGCGGGGCCTGAGGTTGTCTAGGCCGACGTTGCGGCTGAAAGCGGAGACCAGGGCCAAACGAGTGGCGGCCACAGTGATCACTGCGTCGGCGAGATAATCGACAACCAGGCCCGAGGCGAACGTGTTGGCGTTCTGGGGGGCGTGGATGGCGCTCTGGCGCAACAGCTCGGAGTGATTGGCCACCAGGAACTTGCGGCGGTCATTGCCGGCCTGAAAGCCCTTATGCTTCTCGAGCAGTGCATTGCCGAGGTTCTCGATGCGGACCGGGGCGACTGGCTCCGGTGCGGGGGCGGCGGTGATGGTCTTGGCGCTGATGGCAGCGGCCACGGCCTTGGCGACGATGGCGTCGATGTCGAGGGCGGTCGGCGCACTAGGAGCGGCCGCCACCACGGAGTTGGAATCAGTCATGTTGTGTGGTGTCTGCTGTGATGTCGGCGCGGTTGTCGCGCCATCGGCGGCAGCGTTAGTGCTGCCGGTCGAAATCTTGTCCTCGGTCTGCGAGGCGTCTTCCTCCTGGTCGAGCTGGGCCGCTAGGGCCTTAAACCAGTCTCTGCCAGCGGCGCCGCCCCATAGGTTGGCAGCCACATCGGCAGGCGTATCGGCCTCGGCATCGAGGAATCGCTCGTTGCGTGCCCACCAGGCCGCGGCCTTGACTATCTTTTCGGGGCTTGGCTCCTCGCCTTTGATCAGATTACGGGCATCGATGACCGTGGCTTGCTCCAGGCCGTCACCACCGAGGCCGGCCTCGTATTGTCGAATGCCACGCTCTAGGTTGGTTACAACCTGGGACGGGGCAGTCTTGGTAACAGCCCGAGGATGCCAGCAGGCGGCCATGGCGAGCTGATCGGTGGTCTTGTCGGCCAGGCCAAACTGGATTGCCTCCTGGGCGGTGAACCACGTTTCCGCGGTCATTGCCGCGCGGATCTGGGCCGAGGTCTTTCCGGTGCGCTTGGTGTAGATGCCAGCCAGGATCTCGGCGTGCTGGTCGAGGGCATTGGCCATCTTCCGCATATCCTCTGAGCTGCCTGCAACCACTCCAGACGGGTCATGGATCATGACCAGCGAGGCCTCGGCCATCTCGATGCTGTCACCTG